TCTATATTCATCATATTGATCTTGACTAAAGTGGAAGATATTTTCATAAATCCAATCTGATGGGATTAATTTACTATCTAACATTGATTGAGCTAATGCCATTTTTTCTGTCATTAAAGCGATCTTTTCTTGATCATATATAATAGATGGAGTAGTTAAAGAAATTTCAAAATTAGTTAAATCCCCGTCTCTATAACCTTGAGTATAAAGATGAATCAATGCAATTTTATATAATTCTGATGTAAATATTCTTTGTATACGTTCTACTGTTCTAGCAAATCTAATATCTTGAGCTGCTAATGTAGCTTTACCATCTGTGTTTTCATCATAACCCATAAATGCTTTAGGTACTTTAAGAGCTGCAAATAATTTATCTCTTAAATACTCGACATCGGCAATTCCATCCCACTGTAAACCTGCTAAATTATCTATTTTAGTAGTTGTATCATTTCCTCTAATTGGAATATAAAAATCTTCAAGCATATTTTGCATATTATACTTTAAATTATATTCACCTGTTTTTTCATCTACATAAGGAGTACGTTTAAGTTTAGAAATTGTTTTCTCCATAAATGCATCTACTTCATTTGGTGGAATGGCTCCAACATTCATATAATAAATTCTTTTTTCAGGTGCACGTACAATTCTATGAATTAACATAGCATCTTCCATCAGCACATATTGTTTAAACAATTTACGAGCGGGTTCAATATAAGATCTACCATAAGGTAAGAAATTCATATCAGTTAATAAACGAAAATGAGCCATTTCATAATTATCAAATATTATTGAATTAGCTTGGTTTGCTGAGTTTGGTACCGAAAAATATCCTGAGTCAGCTCCTGATATTCCATCTGGGTCAAATCTATATTTTATTTCACCAGGGTGATCTTTATCTCCTTCTATTCTTTCAATATGATAAGCTGTATAAGGAATAACTCCATATACTCCAAATTTTTCTGCTATTTCTAATTTAAGGAAAAAATCACCATATTTACACATATTACGAATCCATGGCCATAAATTAAATTCTATATTTAAAACATCATAAAACAAATTATAAAGGATTTGTTGAATATTTTCATCTGAAGATTTAATATGTAAAACTTCCCCCATATCATTTTTGAGAGTACTTTCATCAGATAAAATATCTAATGAAGATGCTACAATTGCATCTGTATCCATTGCATCATATTCTGAGTATAAGTAGGGTCTTAGGGTTTGATAATTGAAATTTTGTTGCTGACCATACAAGGAATTAGGGGAATTAGTATAAACTCTATTAAATCTATCTATTAAAGAATTAGTTTCTAATTCTCCCGTCATTTGGATTTTATTAACATCCATGACTTTAAGTTGATTGCCCCCAACATTACGAATTAACACATCTGTTGAAAATAATCTTTTTAGTCTTGAAAATAAGCCTTTATCTGCCATTTTGTTTTATTTATAAATATATTATAATAACCAACTTATGTCCTCATTTTTTCCTCCTATATCCATTTCATAGGGATTTCGAACATTGTTAGCACTATACCCACCACTGTGGGGGGTTTTTGATTTTTGTATATTATTTAATGCCGCACGAGCTCCGTCTAAACTTTGTTGTTGGAACTTTAATGAGGTATCTCTTAGAAACATACCAATCCCAAATGACATAACCAAGTCATCATTATAACCTGTTTGAGCTTCTGGTCGTCCATTTCTCCAAACGAATACCTTCATTTCTTCTAATAAACGTTTTGATTGAATTGTTACAGATCTATCACCAACAAATTCTCTAAATTTATTAATACAAAGAGGTCTTGTTTTCATAGACATAGTAAAACCAGGTACCATTTCAGAATTACCTTCATATACTCTTAAATAAGATTCTGCTGTTAATTGGTCTGATTTGGGGGATTGATATAAATTTTTATATTCTCTTTCTCTAATTGCGTCTAAAGTTGCCCACCCTATATTAGCATTTTCAACTACTAACATTGCATTATTATATTCTGTAGCTAAACCCGTAAGAAAATATCCAAATTCTTTTGGGGGCATTTGTCCTTTATATTCAGCAACTTGTGTGTTTGTTTCAATATCCATAACATGACATGCTGAAAAATCTTTACCATCACCTCTAGCAACATCAGCTACTATCATATATTCTCTAGTATAATCTGCATTTTCCCAAATCCAAAGATTTTGATCAACTCCTCTTCTTTCTAATGGGTCTTTTATGGTTGATTCCTTAATAAATTCAATCCATTCAGAATAAAATACAATATCCCCCGATGTACTAAAATCGCAGTCACATTCTTGAGCTGCTATTCTAGGGTCACCTAATAATTCATCTTGTCTATCTCTCCATTCTTGATTTCTTTCTGGGTGTACAAACCAGGGTAATTTAACAGGTAAAAATTCATTTTCTTTAGCTTCTGCTCTAACCCAGGTTTGATGAAACCAATTTCCCGTTCCATAAGGTGTAGATGATGCTATACATCCCCCCCCGGTTGCTAATGTTTGTTGAGCTGATGCCCAAATCTCTCCAATATTTTCAATAAAAGCTGCCTCATCTATTAATAATAAAGATACTGCTTCCGATCTACCTGCATCTGAGCTTGCTGAAGTGGCTTTGATTTGGGAGCCATTTTTTAAACGTAGTGTTAATTTATTATTTTCATCAGAATCTACTTTTAACCACGAAGGTAAATTTTCATACATAAATTTTACCTTTGTAACCATGTTTTTGGCTGTTTCTTGTTTAGTTGCAATACAAAGTATATTTTTGTCTTTATGAAAAGTCATTAACCATAAAGAATAACCAGCGGATAATGTAGAAATTCCTAATTGTCTTGATTTAAGAATAATTGAATATGGGTTTTCATTAAATAATTCTAACATTTTTACTTGGAAGGGGTAGAGATTAAATTGTATTCTTCCTCGTTGGGGGTGTTGGATATAACAATATTTTCTCATAAAATGTACGGGGTCTTTTGCACATTTTATATATTCTTGTCTTATTATTTTTCTTAAATCATTCATTTATTTGGAAAAGGAAAAGTATAATTATATCCCAATAGTATTATTATAACATTGATTCTAACTCTTTTTTAATATTAGTTAGTTTTAATAATTTATCTCTTAATTTTTGCTTATCTTCTCCCTCTGCTGTTTTCCATTTATTAACAGTAGATTTCATTTCTTTTGTTATTTGTTGTAATTTATTAGCAATGGTAGAGACTGAATCCTTAGATGCTGTTTTTAATTGGGCCGTTGTAGGTTCCTCATCATTTTCCTCCATCAACTCATCTTGTAATTCTTTAGTTTTTTCTAATTCTTTATTAAATTCTTTTTGAGCTTCAACATCCCCAGGAGTTACTTCAGATAATACATCTATAATTTCTTCTTTAATTGAATTTTTTAATTCCGATTTTTTCATATCTAATATATTTTATTATAAATATTAGAAGAGAATTGCCTGTTTAACCTGTTTTATACGTTCTTTTGTTGTACCTTTAAGTATAACAACGCCACTTCCTGATGTTTCTATAATATTTTTTATTTTATTATCAATTGCCCTTCTGTATTCAGCATCTATTTCTCTAACTCCATTATCTTCAATTTCTACCCCTTCAGGACTAACATAAAATAAATAATCGTATTCTTTTATTAAATGATGTAAAGTTGAATTTAAAAAATATTTATGAGTGGCATCCATAGATGTAGATAAATCACAAAAAGCCATTACATCAATAATAGTTCTATCTGTTATTATATTTTCTTGCATCAATTCTTTTGATCTTTCTGCCGCAAATACAAGTTGTCCCTTTAAAGTACTATCAGTATTTAAGGGAATCCCTATTGATTGTAAATATTTTGAACGTTCTGTTCTAAAAGTATAATCTTTAAACTCTGGTAGTTCTTTTAAAGCATTTACTAGTGTTGTTTTTCCTACACTCATTGTACCACATAATCCTATTCTCATAACTTATTATTTTTATTAATATACGAACTAACTTCGGTGGGTCATACCTTTAGGAGCTGGTTTTTTATACCAAGGTAAACCTTCTCTCCCCTTTCTTATTTCATTCCAATCATCCCAAGAATATTGAATCCCATTTAAGTAATATTCTTTTTTTCTTTGTTTTTTGTTAACTAAAGCTGGTTTGTCTATACTATGCAATTTATTAATGCCTTTATATTCTAAAGTTAACATTGTGGTTGTTGTGCCATCTTCTTCTATTTTACGAAATTTTCTTTCTTTAATATGTTGGTTTAGGCTTGGTTTTAAATCTGACATATTTTTATTTTTTTATTATTTTTAAATGATCCCGGTATTATGTAAGCATCATTTTCCATCATGTTTTCAATTACATAAATACCATGTGCCCCTGATACTGTTATTCCTCTTGCTGATAAGGCGTCACCTACAAAATGAATATTAGGGAATTTAGTTAAACTTAAATTTCTGTAATTTACTAATGGTTCTGGTGCTAAATATTTTACTTCAGGCATATAAACCCCCCAATCATTGCCCAACGTTGGAAATACTTTTTGCATATCTGTTATAAACTCTTCAATATAAACAGCATAATTACCAATAGCATCCCATAAAGGTTCCATAGTATCTACAACTTGAGTTTCTATATAATCACCTTCTGTTGTTTTTGAAGGTACTCTATGGCTTGGGGAAAAATATGTTCCCTTACTATCCCAATTCATTTTCTTTACTGCTTCTCTTGACCATTCAAATGGTTTTTCTATGCCTTTTATTTCCATTAAAATACCAAAATTAGTCATACCATTTTTATATTTTTTGTCTTTTTTGGCATGACCATTATAACTAATATTACCATAAGTATGTTCAGCTGCTACATAAGCTGCATTATTATTTGTACAAAATGATCTTAATGATACTCCTTCATCTTCAAATTTTCTATATAATTTGAAATCATAAGCAATATCAATTAATTTTTGAAAGTGTTTTTGGGGGGCTTCAAAACGTACTCCAATTTGTACTGGTTTTGCTTCTGTAGGTAATTCATATTTTTCAGATAGTTCTTTCACAAAATCAATTCCTGATTTACCTACACCAAAAATAAGTGTATCATATTCAAAATAACCATCAGGTTGACCTTCCATCTCAATAAATGCTTGTTGTGTTTCAAAATTAATATCAGTTACTTTAGTTTTCCAATGAAATTCTACACCTTTTGAAACTAAAAAATCATACCAATTTTTACCAATATCATGAAGATAATCCGTACCTATATGGTATACTGGGAACAATCTTAAACCAAAATGGGGTTTAATGAAGTCAGGTTCTTCTGCTGGTTCCGAACGTTGCACTTCATCTGGTTTAGGGTGAAAACGCTTAAAATTATTAATAACTTGATCCATTAGTTCCATTGCTTTTTCTTCCCCACAATATTTGGATAAATGACCACCGATTGCTGTATGGTAAGTTAATTTACCATCTGACCATCCCCCTGCTCCTAAAAAACCTCTCATTACATCGGAGGTTGGTCTTCTATAAGGATCTAAACCCATATCAATAATAGTAATATTACCCTTAAAATCATTATCTACTAATTTTGTTGCAGCATTAATTCCCGCAACTCCTGCTCCTACAATTACTATGTTTTTTTTCATTTAGTTTTTAGTTTATCGGGCATAATATACGAAAAAAAAACTGTGGCTCCAAACATTGGGCCACAGCTCCTTAATTAATTTATTTAAATCGTCCTGCTATGAAAAGGACTATGTGTTTTAATTTATATTATGATAGGCATTTGTTGGAACAATTATAAGCGGAGTATGCTGCTCCTGCTAATAAAATTAATGCTATCCAGTTATTTACTCCAAAATAACACCCTGCTCCTACTGCTAATATATATCCACCATAACATTTTACGTATTTTAAATATTCCATTTAATTTTTTATTTTAATTATTATTTTAATCTATACTCCAACCTCTCTCCATATCTTTTTTTATAGAAGATGCCTTTCCTTTTCCTATTTTATCTTTTGTATCTTGAAATTTATCATTAAGTATTTCTGCTTTATCAAACCAATCTTCTGATTCTGGTTTTAATAAAATTTTAACATCCCCAAATCTACCTATTATTTTTTCTTTGTAAGTTTCTAAAGCACTCATATCTCCTATTGAAGTACTACTATCATCCCAATTAGGTAATGATACACTATCTCTATAGTAATTTCCTTTTTTACCATCAGGCTGCATACGTGAAAAGTGTATATTTTTATAATTTTCAGGATAGGTATCAATTAACATATCAAAAGTTAAATCTTTTAAATTAACTTCAAGAGATTCATTTAGATATTGCTTTTTAAAATAAGAATGTAAATTAAAATTATTCATTTATTATTGTATTATTTTATGTCGGAATAATTCTTCTATTATTCTTTGTATTTGATACTCTGATAGTGGCATTGTCCCAAATCCCATATCAATTCGTTGGAGTAGTCTTTTTACAAAATTTACTTTGTTATTTTTATTTTCATTTAGTTTACTTTCTACTAAATATGCAAAGTCATACTTATTTGTATCGAATGTATCAATTTGTCTTATATCTTCAATTGGCATTACATTTTTAGTTACCTTATGAACTACTGCAATCTTTTCACCCATTTTGAAATGTGCTTTTGCTCTAGCTTTATTTATTTTATTGCCGATATTGTTTTCATTTAATGGTTCATCAGTAAGCTGATCTGGGTTAGATTCTCCTCCTGGTCCCACCCCTTTCATAAATACTCTATCCATATCTATTTTTTTATCTTTAGGCATCACCCACAACCAAACATCACCATAAACTCCAGATTTAGAATCAGTTATTTCGTAATCTTCTATGTAATCTTTAAATTTGGATATTGTTTTTTGTGCTGCTCCTTTTGCTGATGCTTTAGATTTTTCAATTTGATTAACAACATCTTTTCCAAATGTTGCCCCTGTATAATCAGGTCCATTATAGTGTGGAAATCTAATATAAAAACCTTCTGTTCTTTTATCGGGGAATGTTGAAACCCCTTTCATTGTGTCTACAAGTTCCATATGATATTGATCTGCATAATCTAACATATTAGAAGATAATGTGCCTTGATTTTCTTTTATTTCTTTATACCCCATTTTTTTAACTTTATTCCCTTCTTTAATATAAACATAGTATAAATTACAATTACTTTGTTTTGGTTTGCTACTAACAATTTCAGCTAAATAAGAATCAATTAAACCCATTTTAGCTAATTTTTTTTCTAAATTTCTTCCTTTTTGTCTAAATTGGACTAATTTTCCCCAATTTTCTTCTGTTCTATCATTTTGGTAAATACGAGTTAAATCAGCTTCTCTAGATAAAATATTATCATATTCTCTTTTTAATTCTTCACCTGTAGCTTCATCTTCGTTTAATTTAGAGTCTCTTATAAAACCTTTAGCCATAGCTCTATCCATATATTGTTGAATTCTGGTTAGAGCTCGTTCTATAGTTCCAATTTTGAACTTCTGATCTAATTCTTTATATCTT